GCTTCATCAATGCAAGCCTCAAAGCAGGCGTTGACGACTTCCTCAGCGATCAACTGGCGGATCAGCTCAAGCAGGTCGGCGGTGGCGAGGGTGGTCAGCTTGGCGGTAAAGGTGGCGAGCATCGGTCCGGTGCGTTGATGAACTAACTATACCCCGCAGGCGGTGCACCCTGCGGATCCGTCACAATCCGTCACAGTGCCTGTCACTGTTCCCGTCGCTACCGTGTGCCAAGCGGCGGCCAGCCCATGCGGGCGTTCTATCTCGAGATCACCGCCAAGCTCATCGTCCGATCCAACGCCGACCCCGACGACCTGCCAGCTGAGATCTACTCACGCATGGCCGAGTTCATCCCGTCCGATGACGACATCATCGACATCGAGGTGAACGCTGTCCCCCTGCCGCCGGACCTCTGTGGATCAGCACCACATTGATGAGACGCGCCTAGTCACCCGGCGATCGGCGCGTGACCAGATCCACCTCCGATGGGGGTACAGGTGCGCCTATTGCGGCGATCCGCTCGGCCGCAGCCCGACCCTCGATCACGTTGTGCCCAAGGTCCACGGAGGCCTCACCGTGCGCGCGAACCTCGTCTCCTGCTGCCTGATGTGCAACAGCCAGAAAGGCCACAAGCCATGGGTGGACTGGTACAGAGCCCAGCCCTTCTGGACCGCACTCGGTGAGTGGGCGATCGTGCGCTGGGTGGCTGGTGAGGGCTAAGCTTTCGGTTCAGTCGTTTCTAAACGTCTGGGCGTCCGTAGCCGGCCGGCTGCGGCGAGGCTGACACCGCGTGAGGACCAGCCACCGGCCACTCCATTGCACAGCCCGATGCCGAGGCAGAGCGGGAACCAGCCCATCGTAAGGAAGGTGGCTACTCGGCTTCTGGTTCGTAAGGCTGCGGCACTACGGCGTGCATCGCGTCGAGCAGCGCCTTTTCGTGCTGCTGATACCCCCAGTTGGCGATCTCCCAATAGGTGAAGCACCTGCCTTTTGTTTTGAGCATCTGGTCCCATTGGTCCACCAACGCGAATGGAATTTCAAGTTCAGACATAGAAGTGGAAGCGGCTACTGGGGGGCTACGGCAGGATCTTGCTGCAGACCCACAGCGCGATCCAGCATGTCAGCCAGTATTCAACGATCAGGATCATCACGTCGCGCAGCATCAGCGGCCAAGCAGGTGGTCAAGGTACAGCTCGGCCTGCCATAGGTCGGAGCTGTAGCGGCAGACGCCACCAACGCAACTGCGGTAGTAGATCTCGCCGTTGATCGGCATCAGCGTTTCAATGCTGCCGCCATCGCGATCGGTGCGGCTGATCACCTCAGGTCCGAACATAGAGATCACACCTGGCCGCGAAACGGCCGCCGCTTCTCTTCGATTCTGGCAACTCGTACCCGCAGCACTGCTGGCGCATCTCCCAATATTTGCAGTCCCAACACATTGGCGCTGCACCAGCCGGCCGCAGGTTGGTGACCGCTGCCCGATAGATCGACTGCGCCCGCAGCAGTGCCTCCTGCAACTGCACCGTGCCGGTGTCAGCCTCAATCTGCAGCTCGGGCTTCGGACCGAGAACGATGCGCGCGTGCCAGTTTCGGTCGGAGCGGCTGCACACCAGCAGCAGACGGCCGGCGTGCAGGCTAATCATTCTTCCTCGCCGTAACTGGGCTGATGGAAGATGCGCTCGAGCTGCATTGACGCAGGCTCGGGCTCACCGCCGGTGACGTGCGCCGCCAGCGGGTCAGCTGGGTTGGCTGCCGTGAACACGGTCGGCCAGTGCAGCTCCTTCACCACCACCAAGCTGGTGCGCGGGCTGCGCACCAAAATCCACAGCGCAAAACGCTCGATCAGGCTGAGGCCGGGGAGGTAGTGCATCATGCCTCCAGTTTGCCGAGTAGGCGGTTCAGATACCACCTCGCCTTGGCAGCGTTCACGGCAGGATCGCCCTTGTCCCACATCCTGAGGATGTAGCGCAGGACGTGCCCTTGGCAGTTGCCAAGCACCGGATCAGGTGCGCGTGCGATAGCGGCCTCAATCACGTCGATCGCTTCGGTCGGGCCGTAGCGGTAGTGGTCCGGGTTGATCTGGTCGCTCATGCCGCCACCTGCTGCTCTGCGTTCTTCCACTTCTTGCGCCGCACGATGTCAGAAACGTGCTGAACGCTGATGCCGTAGGTGATGGCGATCATCAGCATGGTCTCGCCGCCAGCGTGGAGCTGACGGATCTCAACCGCGTTCTGTGGCGTCAGCACGGCAGTGCCTGGGATGTGGCCGGCCTTGAAGGTGCTCATGCCCACTTCTTTCCCAGCAGCTGCGCACGGCAGACCTGGATCGCCTGCTGCGCGTTCTTCTGCGTCATCACAGACTCGGTGGCATCCATGGCGCGCACCACGCGCGCGAGCAGCTCGGGGTAGCTGGTGTCGCGGAAGTTGGCGGCAAGATCGAGCGCAAACTCGGTCCACAGCCCGGTGTAGGTGCTGCAGGTGCGGCCGCTGCGTTCATAAAGCGCCTCCATCATGTCGGCGCGCTGCTGGTCAAGCTGGACTCGGTTCATGGCTCAAGGAGTTGTCGGACGTAAAGCAGCTCAGCGCAGAGCAGCTCGGTGCGTGGCACGGTGCGCAGCTGGTCGATGCGGATGTCGATCAGCTGCTGGAGCCGGTGGCGTTCCTCAGTCTGCCCAGCCCGGAAGGCGCTGGTGTCGCTGAGCAGCTGCTCGATGCGGTGGCGGATGTCGCTCACGCCACCTCCACAGTTGCACCCGGCCAGCGGGCTTCGGCATAGCGGATCGCGTGGCGCTTGGTTTCGGCGCGCGTAATCCACGTCATCGGCTGGGCACCGACTGGGTAGACGATCAGGCGGAACTCCTTGGTGCGCGCCTTCGGCCGCGGCCGGCTGATGCCGTCGCCGTGCTTGCTGGTCGGTAGATCTTCGCGCCATTGCCACGGCAGCATGGCGCCAACAACGTCAGGCATGGCGGTTTGGATCGGTAACGGTTTCAGGGTTCAGCCATTCCAGCTCTGACCACCACGGCAGCCAGGTGTCAGCAGCGATCAGTTTGGCCTCGCAGAGACTGTGCGCCGTGACGCACTCGATCACATTGGCGCTGCGAATCTGGAAGTAGAAGCGGCGTTCAGTCATGCCGCACCACCTGCTGCGTGCCGGAGTGGGTGGGGCTGTGATGTGCACCGGACTCGATGCCGATCATGGCGAACACGGCCGCGGCGATCAGCAGGCAGATGGCGTTGTTGATGCGGTTGATCATGATGCGAGCGCCTGACGGACGCGGTGACGGGTGGTGTTGAGGCGGGTGGCGATCTGTCGCTGGCTGAGACCCGTGCGACGCAGGACGCGAACGCGGCGGGTTTCTGATGCGGTCAGCCAGTCGATCACTGCCACTACGAACAGCAGCGGCAGGATCAGCTTCCAGATCACCAGCAGGATTGCGGTGAGCATGGTCACTTCAGGTAGGGAACCTCGATTGCTTCGCCGGCAGACACTGCAAACTTGGCAGCATCAAAGCCAGTGCGGATCCAACGCTTGCCATAGGGGCAGTAGCGATAGGCAATCGCTTGACCCTTGCGGTTTGCGGTGAAGGCGATCTGGCGAATGATGGTCATCTGTCGGGAAGCGGTGGCCTCGTCGGCCGTGAGCTAAGTATGCACCGCCCGCGGTTCACCCTGCCAACCGCTGTGACAGTTCTTCACACGGCGTTGGTGCCCACGGCCAGCTCCACCGGTACGCGCAGCACAGGCATGGACTTGCCGCGCCCACGCGACCATCCGATCACCGCCACGCTTACAGGCAGCTCGACCGTGTACCAAACGTGTCCGCAGCCCACGCACCGGCGCTGCCGCGTGATCTGATGCGATTCCTTGCCGTTCGTGCACAGCGCCCTGATCACATCTCCACCGCAGCGCGGGCAGTCCATAGGTATGCTTGGAATGTACACCGCCACGGTAGCACTATGAACTTTGGGCAGTGGATGGCGGTGGAGCTATCGCCAGAACAGCAGTTCGAGATCGAAAAACAGGCCCGCACCCTGCTAACCAGCAAGGATGCAGGCCCGATGGCCGCGGCACTTTTGAAACAAGCCTGCTACCAGCAGCAGCTGCTGCAGCAGGCCGTTAACGAGATCGCCAGGCTCGAGTGCGAGCTAATGGGAAAGAGTTAAAACACGTTGATCACATAGCTTCGCTTGCCCTTTTCCCTGCTCAGCGGGCCGTTGCTAGTCGCCAGCGCGCTCAGTGCATCAGACAATGCAATCCGCCAGCGTGGTTTTTCGTCCGCTGACCAAACATGGTCGCTCGGCAAGAACCAGTTGCGCATAAGGGCTTCTTGGATGAACAGCGCCTCAAACTGGACATAGCTCAGTTCAGAGCCAGCTGGGAAATGCGGAAGGATTTGCTTGCAAACAAACTCTCGATAATCAGCCGCAGTGTGCCTTGGTTGTGACGCTACAGGCGCCACAGGTGGCTCAGCTGGTTTTTGTGAAACCGGTTCAATCTCAAGCTGTTGCTCAGCCTGTGGCGCTTTTGTTTTGACAAACTGCGTGCGCTTGTGAGCTTTAATCAGCTCAATCGCAAGATCGCAGTGCTCGCCACCATCCTCAAGCAGCGCGGTGATTGCTTCTGAAAGTCCCATGGTATGTTGGAGGTGAAGAAAGTAGGCGGCATCTGCCGCCTTTTTTTTAGAACAAATCGGCCCCGGTGATCTCTGTCACTACGCCATCAGTCGCCGCGGCAAGGCTGGCGGCTGCGCTTTGTGCAGTGACAGGCGGCACCCAATCACGGGGAGGCTGCGCCACGGCGCTCACATACGCCAGGCCACTCTTGGCAGTCTTCTTCCAGCCGCTGATGGGCACTTGTACGCTGCCGTATTGATCCGGCGTCTGGCTCATCACAAAAGCGCAGAAGGAGTCCAGCTCTTCAACCTTGACGTTCAGCATTCCACTGAAATCGATCTTGCTTTCCGGCTTGGTGCTCTTGAAAATGCTCAGGTTCAACTTGAAGCTCATGATTCTCCGGGTGTAATGGTGTTGGCCTTTTCGTATTGCTCCACCTCGGCCAGTGGGTAGAGCACGAATCCGGGCGTGCGGAAGTAGGTAGGACCCTTCCCAGCGTCACGCCATCGCTTCAACGTGTCAGGGTGCAATCCCCAACGCTTCGCTAGTTGAGGCGCTGTCAAATACTCAGAAGAGCTCATCCTGATCAACCTCTTCTGTGACGACAACAGGCGTAGGAGCTGGTGCCGGTTGAGCAATGGCAGCATTCAGATCCGCCACGCTGGTCTCGGTCACCGTGACGGGCTCCACGTCGACCACCTCCTCTTGGCTTTGCATCCCAAGCAGTAGATCGCTGGCATACAAACGCCCCCAAAAGGCCGCAGCCCGATAACGGATCATGAGCTCTGGCATGGTCTGCCACTTGCTGCCGCTCTTAGTGGCCCATCCCTCTTTCTTGGCCATCGCCATCGTGATGGTTGGACCCTTCAGCTCCTGCTGGCTAGCCAAATCGGTTGCGACTGCATAGCAGGCCAGGCTGTCGCCTTCTCCGCTGATCTCAAATCGCAGCGGGCTGAACCGGCCGCAGCCATTGACCATCGCAATGATGAAGCTGCTGCTCCACGATGGGCGCCCGTGGATCACGTGCAGGTGCTGCATCGCCAAGAACGGGCTGATACCCATCCGGTTGGCGATCTCAAGCGCCACCAGGCAGTTGGCAAACCCCTGCTGACCTTGGAACTGAGGCGGAATCAGCGTGCTGCTGGCCAGTGCCTTGGCGATGCGCTGTGCATCCTCGAACGCTTGGATGCCGCTGAACACCGATCCCGGTTGAGTGGTAGTAAGTGCTGTGGATTCCATCAGTAAGTCTCGATCTCAGTGGTCTGCTGTTGCTGGCCCGTCATCCAAACGGGCAGGCTGATGGTCTCGATCTGATCGCTGTAGCTCGGCCAGTGATCAGCGGCCTTGCAAACCGCCAATTTCGCCAAATCGCGCATCGCCTGATCGTGCCCGCGCTCGATCATCTCCGCATCGGCGGCGTACACAGCAACCCCGTAAGGCGCTGTGGTCTCGACGCAGATGAAGATGAACTGATCGGGCCGCTTGCCGGTGGCAGCTTGGACCCCACTGAGATACCACCCGGCCTGGCAGTGATACCTAAACGAGGCAATGCTTTGGCGGAACCCACGCGGGCTGGCGTCGCGTGTGGTTTTTAGATCCACCACGATGCTGCCGTCATCCGTGAGCCAGTCAGGCCGGCATTTGCACTCGAGCCCGGTGCTGGCATCCGTCCACATGTGCGTGGTTTCAGCCTTGCCCGGCATCCCCAGCAGCATCGCTGCAGCAGGGTGACGCAGCACTGCACGGCCCATCGCCATCACTTGTTGAGCATCGTCGGCGGTGATGACGGTTTTGCCGGCAGCATCAGCTACAAACGCGGCCCATTCTTCCTTGCCGGCCTTTGTTAATCGATTGATTGCAGGCGCTACTGCAATCTCCTCATCCCACCTGCTGAGTTCGAGCACGTGCGTGTGCAGCGCAGTGCCAAGGCGCATCTGCGGGCTGGGCTCAGGCGCCACCCGATTGGGATCGAGATACCGCGCCCAATAGTGCAGCGGTGATCTCGCGATGAGATCCAAGTGAGACTTTGAGACAGCAGGATGCGCGTGATACGCGGCGTTGTCCATAGATGGTGGCAACTGCAGCTATTGTGGCCAGATGCGGCCAATACGTCAAGATGCAGCTACGCGGCTATCAGCAGCAGGCAATCGACAACCTTCGCGCCGCCATGCAGCAAGGTGCTCGATCGCCGCTCCTATGCCTACCGACTGGCGGCGGCAAAACAATGATCCTGGCCACCATCGCCGCACAAGCTGCAGCACGTGGCCGGCAAGTGCTGATCCTGGTGCATCGCCGTGAGCTGATCCACCAGACCGCCAACAAACTCGCATGGGCTGACTTAGATCACCGCATCATCGCCGCGGGTCATCCGACGACCGATTACGCGGTACAAATCGCTTCCGTGCAAACGCTCGCCCGCAGGCTGCCCCGTATGGATTGGCAGCCAAGCCTGATCATCATCGATGAAGCTCACCACGCCACAGCAGGCCAATGGGCGCGCATCCTTGATCACTGGCCTGATGCCTATCGCCTAGGCGTCACAGCCACACCATGCCGGCTCGATGGTTGCGGACTGCGCAGCGTCTTTGATGCCATGGTGCTCGGCCCCAGTGTTGCCGATCTCATCAATGGCGGATACCTATCTGCCGCACGGATCTATGCGCCGCCAGTGGTGGCCGATCTATCCGGCATCCGTACAAGAGCCGGCGACTATGCCAACGATCAGGCAGCAGCTGTTATGGATCGGCCCACGGTCACAGGCGATGCCATTGCGCACTACCAGCGCTTGGCCGCTGGGCAGCAGGCCATCGCGTTCTGCTGCAATGTGGCCCATGCCGTCTCGGTGTGCGACGCATTTAAGACAGCCGGGATTGCTGCGGAACTGCTGCTCGGTGGCACTGACAACCGCGATCAGGTGGTGGCCGATTTTGCAGCCCATCGCACGCGCGTCTTGGTGACCGTTGACGTGGTGAGCGAAGGTTTTGATGTTCCAGCCGCCAGCTGCGCCATCCTGCTCAGGCCCACGCAATCGCTCGGCCTCTACCTACAGCAGGTCGGCCGCGTGCTGCGCCCCGCACCGGGCAAGGCGCACGCCATGATCCTCGATCACGTTGGCAACGTGCTGCGCCATGGCTTCCCGGACGATGCACGGGACTGGTCGCTTGATGACCGTATGCGCCGCACACGCGGCACACCAGCGCCGTCAGTACGCACATGCCCGGAATGCTTCGCGGCGTTCAAACCGCAGCCGATCTGCCCGGTCTGTGGTGCAGAGTGCGCAACTCAGGCGCGCACGCTGCGCCAAGTCGGTGGCGAACTACAAGAGCTGAAGCGCACTGCCAAGGTGATCGAACTCGCACGCCATGCACGCCGCACAGAAGTTGGCCGGGCACGCACCCTCGCTGATCTCCTGATGGTCGCCAAAAACCGCGGTTACAGTCCCGGCTGGGCGTATCGGATCCATCACGCACGTGGCCAACGCTGAGACGGATCTACAGCAACGCATCCGCCTCGCACTCGGCACCCGCTCCGATCTTCGCCTCTTCCGCAATCAAGTGGGCCAGCTGCCCGATCCACGCACCGGCAGGCCCGTGCAGTTCGGCCTTGCCCGAGGCTCCGCTGACCTAATCGGCTGGCGCACCGTGACGATCACACAAGAGATGGTCGGGCAACAGCTAGCAGTGTTCACCAGCATTGAAGTGAAAACTGAACGGGGTCATGTGCGGCCAGAGCAGCACGCATGGCAGCGCACCGTATCGGCTGCAGGTGGCATCGCAGGCATCGCCCGCTCAATCCAAGACGCAAACGATCTCCTGAGATAACTGGCGACCTGCCAACCTATCCGCCAAACTCTGTCGGCCTCACACCCTCCATGTGGTAGCCGATCTTCTCCAGCAGCTCTCTCAACTCCCTGATAACTGGGCACTGGTAGCTGTAGGCAACGACAAGCGCCCCTATCAGCCCGAGTGGCAAAAGCACCCCATCTCCCGCGTCGATCTCACCGCTGAGATCACCGCAGGCCGCGCCGTTGCAATCGGTGTGATCGCAGGCCCGCAATCCGGCGGGCTCCTCTTTGTCGATCACGATGGCCTCGGCGCCTCTGAAGTGCTCGAACAAATCGGCGCACCACTCCGTGACCTCCCAAAGTCCTGGGCCGTCACCTCCGGCCGTGATGCCCGCGTCCAGATCATCTACCAAGTCCCGGAACCCTTCTGGGCCACCATCAAAACCACCAAGCTGCGCAGCTCAATCAAGGGCGAACAGCTCGAACTGCGCTGGTCAGGCTGCCAGTCCGTCGTCGCCGGGGCTCACCCCATAACGGGCGCCTATCGCTGGCTCAAAGGCCGCGGCCCTGGTGAGCTACCCCTTGCTGATGCGCCATCACTGCTCCTGCAGCAGATGCAGCGCCACAAGCCCGACCCGGCACCGCTGCTTCGCCTGCCCGACACCGACAGCCAGCGCGCTCGCGACTTCCTCGCCTCAGTGCCAGCAGCTGACGCTGACGACTACGACACATGGGTGAAGGTCGGCATGGCGCTCCACAGCGTCGGCGACGACTCGCTCCTCTCTGATTGGATCAGCTGGTCCGCCTCATCCGGGAAATTCGAGCCCGGCGTCTGCGAAGCGAAATGGCGCACCTTTAACGCCGCAGCCGGTGGCGTCTCCCTTGGCACCCTTGCCCATCTCGCAGGCTATGAAAAAAGCCGCCCGTCTCCAGCCGAGCGGCCCGTCGTCCAGCCACAAGAGTGCAGCACGGCCAACCCTACCCCTCGCCCCGACAAACTCCTCAAACTCGAGTCCAACGAACTGCTCACCCTCCTGCGCCAGCAACTAGGCGGTCGCCTTCGGTGGAACGTTTTCACCAAGACCATCGAGCTGGATGAAAAGCCCCTTGAGCACATCGAGCACTTTTATCTACAGATGGCTCAAGACGGCGTGAAGGTCACCAAAGACCTCGCAGCCGATGCAGTTCACGTTGTCGCCCTTGAAAACCCACACGATCCCGTGCGGAACTATCTCGAGCACGTCGCTGATCACGTTCCACCTGCATCGATTGACCATCTCGCAACCGTTTACCTACGGCCTAACGATCAGCCGGGCACGCTCTATGACGCCATGCTCAAGGCCACACTGATCGCGGCCGTGCGCCGCATCTTTGAACCCGGGTGCAAGCACGACTCAGCCTGTGTGCTGATGGGCCCTCAGGGCTGCGGTAAGTCCACGTTCTGGCGCAACCTTGGCGGCCTCTGGTTCAGCGATGCACTGCGTGACATCGGCTCCAAGGATGACCTGATGGTGCTTCACCGCTCATGGTTGATGGAGTGGGCCGAGCTCGATCACATCACCGGCCGTAAGCACGCCGGCCAAGTAAAGGCATTCCTCACTCAACAAACGGACATGTTCCGCGCGCCGTACCAACGCACCACGGAAGCATTCCCGCGGCGCTCAATCATCGTCGGCTCCACCAACCGCGACACCGGCTTTCTGGTCGATGACACCGGCAACCGCCGCTTTTGGGTAAT